GGCTGTCGGCGCTGCGGTGGGTCGAGACCTACACCTCGCGGTCGCTGACGCTGCGGGCGTGGGTCGCGACATTCGACGGGTTCGGGTGGTCCATGCGACTCCCGGTCGGGCCGGTCGTATCGGTCGAGGGCGTGACCTACCGGGACGGCGGCGGGGTGTCGGCGGTGCTGCCCTCGGGCGGATGGCGGATCGCGGGCGACGTGCTCGCGGCCGGGTTCGGGACGGCATGGCCTGGGGTGCATAGCGGGGCCGGGGCGGTCACGGTGGAGTTCACGGCGGGGTATCAGAACGTGAAGGTCGACGCGCCCGAGCTGATGACGGCGGCGCTGATGCTGTTCGCGCACCTGATGAACAACCGGGAGGCGGTAACGGCGGGGCAGGTCCCGGCCGAGGTGCCGTTCGGGGTCGAGATGCTGTGCAACGCGTACCGGATGCCGGTGATCGGATGAGAATGCTTTCGAGCCTCAAGCCGCGCCACCTCGGCCTAAGCGGCGGGCGTGGCGGACGGTTTGACGGTGTAGCGGACCTTCAGGGTCGCGCGGCACGCATCGCAACCGTAGGCGGCCTCATCACCATTGCCGCCGCCCGGGCGCTTGTCCTGACCCTTAAACTGCAGAAAGGACTTGCGCGATTGAGCGAAACAGTTTGCGCACAGCCAATGCGGTGGCTCGCGAGGATCTTCCGTCGGCTTCGGCATATAGGCGAACGATCCCCGTCCCAGGTCACGAAGTTCGTAGCGCTGCTGCTCTGCGGTCCAGTCTTTCAGCTGCACGATCTGCTGTTCAAGATCGCGTACGCGAGCGGTGAGCGTCGAATGCGCCTCCTGTGCCGCGAACAAGCTCTCGCGGGCTTCAAAAATGAGGCCTTGGAGCGCTATCTTGACGTCAGCCACGGCGGCGGCGGTCTGGACACCGTTGAAGGCCTGCAGGAGGTCCTTCGCCGACTTCAGGCTGCCAAGGCCGACACCGATCTCCGCAATCATGGTCCGAGCTCCCCGTCCAGCCTGGGAGCGTAGCCGCGGGCCGAGGGGAGAAGCAAGGCGTCGAGCGAGCGCTGTCGGGGTCAGCCCTGCGGGAAGCAGCTGACGCATTGCGGCATCGTATCGATCAAGACGAGCCGGATGAGTCGGATTGGGTTGTAACTGAGGAGCGACGGGTGACGGGGCTAGCGGCGGGCGAGCTGGATCGGCGGATCACGATCCTGCGCGGGGGGACGACGGACGACGGGCTGTCGGTCGTGCCGGCCGAGCCGGTGCCGGACATCAAGCGATGGGCGAAGAAGACCGACGTCAGCGACGGCGAGCGGGTCCGCGCGGGGCAGCAGGGGCTGGAAATGACCAGCCGCTTCGTGGTGCGGTCAGACTCGCTGACGCGCACGCTGACGTCGCGCGACACGCTGATCTGCGGCGACGTGAGCTATGCGATCACCGGGATCAAAGAATGCCGTGGGCGGAACGTCGGGATCGAGATCACCGCGCTCGCGCAGCCGGACGTGCACGCGTGAAGCCGTCGATCCGGCTGGAGGGCACAGAGGAGATCGCTCGCAACCTGCGGGCGATGGGCAAGGCGCTGCGGCGCGAGACGCTGGTGCCCATCATCACCGAACACCTCGAGCCGATGGCGGGCACCATGCGACGGATGGCGGCGCGCGGCACGGGCGCGATGGCAGGCAGCGTCACGGTCGGGACGGAGCTGTCGCCCGCCCAGGCCGCCTCGAACCAGCCGATTGCCGAGATCGAGGTCTATGCGGGTCCGGGGCCGTTGCCCCAAGCTATCCAGGAGGAGTTCGGCAACTACCGTCAGTCGCCCCGCCCGTTCGTCCGGCCCGCGTTCGACGCGCATGTGCGCCAGGCGCTGCGCGGTGTCGGACAGGACGGGGTCGACGCGATCCTGAACGCGGGCGAGACCTGACATGGAGGAGGCGCTGCGATCCCTGCTGCTGCAATCGGCGGCGGTGAAGGCGACCGTCCAGGCCAATGTTGGCTGGGGGTTGCGGCCGCAAGGCGCGGCGCTGCCCGGGGTGGCGCTGTTCGAGGTGGGCGGACTCCCGTCGCTCAGCTTCTCGGGACCGGCCGAGTGGGCGCGCTCGCGGGTGCAGGCGGACTGTTGGGCGCGGACGTACAAGGAAGCTCGCGGGGTCGCGGACGCGATCGGCGGGCGCGAGGGCGTGCTGCACGGGTTCCGCGGCACGATCGGCGATGTGCGGCTGCGTACGATGGTGATCGCGCGGCGGACAGATGACGACCGGGATGGGGAAGGCCCGCTCTACCGAACCTCGCTCGACCTGTTGGTCTGGCACGACGGCTAAACATGAGGAGCACCACCATGAAGATCGATATCACGACCGCGTTCTACGACCGGACCGATGAGATGAAGCTGCGTGAGGCGGGTAAACCGCTGACCGTCACCGAGGATAGAGGAGCGGAGCTGATCGCGGCCCGGGTCGCCAAGGCCGCCGCCGAGCCCGCGCCGTCCGAGCCCGCCAAGAAGTAATCACCGGCGCGCCGCGCCCACAGGAGAACCACCATGCCTGCAACCGCCGCCGCGACCGATATCGGCTTCGCGACCATCCTCGCCAAGAAGACGGGGCCGACCACCTATGCTCCGATCGTCGAGATGACCGACTTCGGCTTCCCGGAATATTCGCGCGACTCGGTCGATTACACGCATTTCGGGAGCCCGGACCGCTTCCGCGAGCACAAGCCGGGCCTGGCCGACGCGGGCGACCTGACGTTCAGCTATGCGCTGATCCCGGGCGTCGCCGACGACGCGACGGTGGCGGCGAGCTTCGCGAGCCTCACGGTCGAGGAATGGCGGGTTACCTTCCCGAACGGCGCGACGTTCGACGTGAAGGGTTTCGCTACCAAACATAGTCGCGCGGTGCCGATGGACGACAAGATGGTCGGGTCCGCCACCTTCAAGGTGTCGGGCAAGCCTGTCCTGACCCCGGCGGTCTGACGATGGCGGCGGCGAACCCCCGGCGGGGGCAGCTCGGGTTCGAGGTCGACGGCAAGACCTGGGTCTTGGCGTTCACCACCAACGCGTTGTGCGCGATCGAGGACGAGTTCGATCTGAAGGATATCAGCGAGCTCCAGATCGTCCTGCAGGACGCGAAGTCGATCCGGACCATTCGCAAGCTGTTCCGGCTCGGCCTGACCGACTGCGCGCCGGAGATGAACGATGCGGATGCGGGCCAGCTGATCGATGCGATCGGCGGGCTGGAACCGTCGATGGAGCTGGTGATGCGCGCGATCGAGCAGGCGTTTCCGGAGGCCGCCAAGAACGGCACCGCCAACCCTCCGACGCCGGCGGGGGCACGCGGGCGTGGGACTGGGCCGAACTCCACACGAGCTGGTGCGAGGTCGGGCGGGACGCCGAACAGTTCTGGCGGCTGACGCCGCGCGAGATCGCGCGCGTGTTCGAGGGCGCGGCCAGGGCGGCCCGGCTTGAGCATGATCGGGGGATGCGGGTCGCTTGGACGATCGCGGCGCTGCCCCGGATGAAGCGGTTTCCCGCGCTCGCCTCGCTGATGTTGGCGCGGGAACGGCCCGCCCGGGCGAAGGATTGGCGGGATATGCTCCGGGCGGCGGAGGCCTGGGCGGGGAATCGGTGAGCGGCCCGCATGCTCGATGACGATCAAAAGGGCGCGCACATGGTGCGCTCCCCCGCCTCCAAGGGTACGCACTTGGTGCGTACCCTTGGGGGCGAGCAGGCGATGTCGCGCGCGGGTTAGCGGCTCGGTTCCATGGAGGCGGTGCCGGGGTCGCCGATCGCCAAGTTGACGAGGCGGCGGATCGCCTCGGCTCGGGAGGGGAGGTCGGGTTGTAGGCGGCGCCAGTCGTCGACCGTCTTGATGAATGCGGGATCAACGCGCATTTGAAAGGTGTGATTGAGTTCGGTTCGGCGAGGCATCGTCAGCTTATAGAACGTGTGTTGCGCGGGTAACATCGCTAATGTATGGAACGAACCGTCAGGGTGAGCCAACACCGCTGACGGTTCTAACTCACTGCGCGGAGAGACCCATGCACCAAGCTGACACGGCGGATAGCATCCGCCCCGATGACCCGTCATCCGGAAACGAACATCATTTTACCGGCACGCGGCGCGGCGTGCTGGCGGCGCTGGTGGCGGGGCCGCTGCTCGCGGGCGCGGCGTTTGCCGAACCTGGTGTGCGCCAAGTGCGTAGCAGCATCCCGACGACCGATCCGGCGGTGCTGGCGTACGAGGCGTTAATGCGGGTCGACGAGGCGCATGTGAGCGAGGACGTCGACTCGGTCGCGTTCCAGCGGTGGGAGGAGCGGTACGAGGCGGCGGAGGCGCGGTTGCTCGCGGCCCCGGCGCGGACGGGGCGGGGGATGGCGGCTAAGCTGAAGGCCGGGATGGAGACCAACCTGACCGAGACTGGCGAACGGTTGATCGCCCAGGTAATCGCGCAACTGGAGCGGCTGTCATGACGGCACTTTCAATGCGGAGCTTTGCCTATCAGGATCGGCAAGTCAGGGTCGTCAATCTCGACGAGCGGCCTTGGTTCGTGGCGGCCGACCTTGCCGAGGTGCTCGGCTATTCGCAGACGAACAACATGCTCCGCATGATCGACGAGAATCGGAAGGGGGTTCACTTAGTGAAGACCCTTGGCGGCGAGCAGCCGATGTCGATCGTCACCGAAGGCGCGATGTACCGCTGCATCTTCGGATCGAAGCGCCAGGAGGCGGAGGAGTTCCAGCTGTGGGTCGAAGATGTCCTGTTGCCGACCTTGCGGCGAACTGGACGGTTCGAACTCGCGAGCGTCGAGCCGATCGCGCCCGAGCTGCGCATCCTGCCCGCGCCGTCAATGCTGGAGACGCCGGAGGATTTCGAGCGGTTCCGGGGGGCGATGCAGATGGTGCGGCTGGCGACGGTGGCGTTCGGGCTGCCGGGGGCGCGGCGGGCGTGGAAGCTATCCGGGCTGCCCGACGTGTCGGGAGAGGCGGCGACGGCGGTGCTGATCCAGGCGAAGGGCAACATCGCGCCGTCGCTGGAGACGTGGCTGGCGGAGCGGACGGAAGCTGTCGCCGGGCACCGTGAGCCGACGCAGACGCTGTATGACGACTACACGGCCTGGGCGACGGAGGCGGGGTGGGGCGCGGCGGAGATCGTGTCGCTGGGGGCGTTCGGAAAGCAGCTGTCGCATTGCGGCATCGCGTCAATCAAGACGAACCGGATGAGCCGGATCGGATTGAAGCTGATGGCCACTTAGTGGACACCAGCGGACAAGCGCGCCCTACCGCCAAGGGTATCCACTTGGTGGATACCCTTGGCTAAAACTGGACGGGTCTAAACGAACCATGCACACTCGCTCTTTTGAGGGCGACTCACGATGGTCCGGCAAATTGCGTTGTGGTTAGGGGTCGTCGCGTCGCCAGCGGCGGCACAGGATGCTTGTCAGCCGCTACGAGTTCCCACGTACCCAATGGTACGCGAGATCGGCGATGTGGTTGCGGCCTACGCTAAGTTCGGGGGAGTCAAAGGCGAGTTCGAAACATCCGCCCAGTTCGCTGAGAGGGTTCGATCTGCGCCATCGCAAGCGGTTGTCGTGCAGTTTCCGCTTTTGGAAAGTGGTTTTAGCTATGACGCAGATGCTGGTCGCGCGAAGTTCGACCGGTTTTCAACTCCAACAACTTGTAGCATCTTCAACGGATTGAAGGAGGTCGAACAGCCCTCCTTGCGGTCTCGGGGTCTTTCAAAGCTGTGTATATTTAAGCATATGCGTGGCCACATTTCTGGATCGTACGTCGGCACCAATATGTTTGGCGCAAGAGCGCAGATTGCTAAAGAGAGGGATGATTACGAAGGTATATTCCTAGGCTACGGTGATATCCTCACAAATCCTTTTATCATAGACCAGGGTATAAAGAGTTCGTTGTTTGAGGTAAGTCTACCACCCGTAGAAGCAAAATCCCTGAAATCGAATGGTGTTATGCTCGTGGTATTGCGACCAGAAAACCCGTTTGTAGCTACTGGAACCTCTTACCTGGCTCCGACGATCAACTCGCCGAGTGAAAAGAGAGGCGCGCTGAAGTTGCTCGTTGGAAGTGTCGTGTGCGTGGGTCTGGCAGACAAAGCCCTGCGGCGGATCATGGCCACCCGGGAAATCCACAAGAGGTCGGTGACGACTCGATAAAGCTACAGACTGGCTCAACCAGCCGGCTCTTTACAGGCAACAGCAAGGGCGGCTCCGAACGGGGTCGCCCTTTTCATATGGGAGAACACGCATGGGAGGCTCGGCCACCGTGGGCGCGGCCCGCATCGTGTTCGGCGCGGACACCTCCGATTTCGACAGCGCGGCGCGCGGCATCGAGGGCGTCCTCGGCAAGCTGGTCGATCGGTTTCGCGACGTCGAGAACCGGATCAAGGCGATCGGGGTCGGCATCACCGTCGGCGTCACCGTGCCGTTCGGGCTGGTGTCGAAAGGCGCTATCCGGGCGGCGTCGGACGCGGCGGAGATGCAGAGCGCGTTCGCGTTCACGTTCGGGGCGATGTCGGCCTCGGTCGAGGAGTGGGCGACCCGCACCGGCAACGCGATCGGACGGTCGACGCAGGAGATGCAGGGCGGGGCGCTCGCGTTCCAGCAGCTGTTCCGCATGGCCGCCCCGACCCAACAGGCGGCGGCGGACCTGTCCAAGCAGTTCGCGCTGCTCGCGCAGGATCTGTCGAGCTTCTTCAACGTGTCCCCCGACGAAGCGTTGAACAAGCTCCGGTCCGGCCTTCAGGGCGAGTCGGAGCCGTTGCGCGATTTCGGCGTGTTCCTGAACGAGGACGCGGTCGCGGCGGAGGCGCTGGCGATGGGGCTGGCGAAGACGAAGAATGCGCTGACCGATCAGGACAAGGTGCTGGCCCGGGCGGCGCTGATCGTGGAGGCGACGACCGCGGCGCAGGGTGACGCGTCGCGCACCGCCGACAGCTTCGCGAACCGGACGCGCGCGCTGAGCGCCGCCATCGACGAGCTGAAGGTCAAGATCGGCGACATCCTGCTGCCGGTCGCCACCAAGCTCGTCAGTGTCGCCCAGCGCGTCGTGACGTGGTTCAGCGAGTTGCCTGACGGCGTGCACAAGACGATGGTCGCCTTCGGTGCCCTTGCCAGCGCGCTAGGCCCCGTGGTTCTCATCCTGAGCAAGCTCGCCGTGTTCATAGTCGCTAGGATCGTCGCCGGGTTCGGACTGATCGGCGAGGCGCTTGCGTTCATCATTGCGCCCATCACCACCGTAATCAACAAGCTCGGCACGGCCGGGCTGATGAGGGTTCTCGGCGCTATTGCCGCGCGGTTCGCTGCCTTTCTAGGGCCGGTCGGTTGGGCGATCGGCGCGGTGATCCTGTTCAAGGACAAGATCGTCGCGGCGCTGACGCAGGTATGGGACCGGGTCAAAGCGGCATTCGGTCCGCCGCTCGAGCGGATCATGACCAAGGTCCAAAGCCTGTTCGAAACGCTGAGCGGCGGGTCGATCGGCTCCGCGATCGGCACCCTGTCTGACCTGCTGTCCGGGTTGGTCGACGTGATCGGCACCGCGCTCGGCGGGGTGTTGATCGCGTTCGGGGAACTGCTGGCCCGTACGGTCGGCGCGGCGATGGAGCTGCTGGAAGGCCTGGTCGAGATCGTGCGCGGCGTCGTGGACGTCATCGCCGCGTTGCTGTCGGGCGATTTCGCCGGGGCGTGGAAGGCGACGGTCGGGGTCGTCGAGTCGGCGGTCGGTGCGATCGTCGATGCCGTGGTCGCGATGGTGCCGGACATGGAGGTCCCGCTGCAAGCCGTGTACGCGGCGGCGAAGGCGTGGCTGGCCGACGGCTTCGACGATATCGGCAGCTGGGTCGCGACGGCGGTCGGCGGGATGGTCGATTACGTCGCCAGCGCCTTCCCGGGCGTGGTGACGGCCGCGAAGGGTGTCTATGCCGGCGTGAAGGGCTGGCTCGTCGACAAGTTCGGTGCGCTGGTCGACTGGATCGGCAACGCGGCGAAGTTCATCGGCGACAAGTACGCGGCGTTGAAGGCGCGGCTGGGGCTTGGCGACACGCCCGAGGCCGGGGGGGCCGAGAAACCGCCGGCACTGGCGCCCACGCCCAAGCGCGCGGCCGATGCCGAGGAGCCCAAGAAGAAAAAGCGCGAGACGAAGAAGCGCGAGCCGAAGGCGCGGGACCCGGCCGAGGACGCGCGCGATCGCGAGCAGTTGAAGCTCCAGACCGATTTGGAAGCGGCGCGGCTGCGGGGAGATTACGAGACCGAGCGCTCCATCCAGAAGCAGCTCGACTTCACGCGCCAGATCGAGGCGTACCAGCGGACCGGCATGACGCTCGCCGTAGCCCGCGCCGCGGCCGAGCGCGACATGGGTGACCTTCAGGCCGCCCGTGTCGAGGGTGCCGCGCAGGAGCGGTCCGATCAGGAGCTTTCGCATCAGATCGAGGTCGCGCGGATCGCGGGCAACCGCAGTCTGGAAGAGTCGCTCGCTCGTGAGGAGGAAATCAAGGGTCGCATCCATCAGGGTCAGCGTGCCCAGCTGTCGCTGGAGGAAGCGACCACCCGGGCGGTTCGTCAGCAGCTTGAGATCGACCAGGCGCGCGAAGCGGTACGCAAGCGTCTGTTCGAGCGCGAGGCCCGGGAGCGCGCCGTTCGGCTCGCCGAGTTGCGCGGTGATAGTGAAGAGCAGATCCGCGCGGTAAGACGCACGGCGGACATCGCCGACCGCGCGGACCGCATTCGCGACCGCGACGAGCGCATCACCGAGGACGATGCTCGCGAGCAAGCGGAGGGCGAGTGGAGCGAGGAAGAGAAAGCCCGTCAGACCGGCGTGTTCCGGGAGACGTTCAAGAACGGTGTCCGCGCCGCGATGGAGGGCGACCTCAAGGGGTTCGTCAAGAACTGGTGGAAGGACCGCGTCGTTAAGGGAATGGAGGAGGCGCTCAACAGCCTCGCCGATCTGATCGCCAGCCTGTTCTCGAAAGCAGGCGAGGCGGGCAAGTCGAGCGGGGGCGTCCTGGGCGCGATTGGAAGCGTGATCGGCACGGCGTTCGGCCCGAAGACGACCACGGTCGACGCATCCGACGTTCCGGCTTTCGCGACCGGCGGCTCGTTCCGGGTCGGGGGTCAGAGCGGGATCGACCGCAACCTTGTCGCCTTCCGCGCCACCCGAGGCGAGATGGTCGACATCCGGCGGCCCGGTAACGACAATGGCGGAGGCGGCGAACGCCTGATCAACGTGACCGTGAACGCGCAGGACGCTGTCCTGACCTCGACCGTCTCGGGCTGGGTAGAACAGGGCGTGGCGGCCGGCATCGGTCGATATGATGCCGGCAAGGGACGTCGCCTGCGCCGGACGGTTCCAGAATGATCGACCTGACCGGCCTCCCCATCGCCAGCGCGACGCCGCGGCTCGTCGAGTTCGGCGGGCTGCTGACGCCCGCGCTCGGCGGACCGGTGCAGCGGATCGACCGGATGGGATCGCGCTGGGCGTGGCGGTTCGAGAGCGCGCCGATGAACATCGAACCCGAGGGGCGTGAGTGGGCGGCGCGGATCGTGCGGGCGAAGCGGGAGGGCGCGCGACTCAAGGTGTCGCAACCGGACTTCCTGGCCGGCGACCCCGGCAATCCCGTCGTCCTGACCGCGACCGCATCGGGCCGCGTCGTTCCGCTGGTCGGACTGGCCCCGGGCTACGTCGTCCGGGAAGGGTCGTGGCTTTCGGTCACCCATGCCGGGCGGAGCTACCTTGATCAGGTGGCGGATGACGCGGTGGCCGGGCTGGACTTCAAGGCCGTCGTCACGATCCAGAACTTGCTCCGTTCTCCGCTGTCGTTCGAAGACCCCGTGGAACTCGTCGAACCCCGGATCGAGGGGTGGATCGAAGACCCGGTCGAATGGCCGCTCGCGAGCAACCGCACGACGATGTTCGCCTTTACGATCGCGGAGGCCGCATGACGCCGCAGATGAACGCCGCGCTGGGCGGCCCAAGTGTGATGCTCGCCGGGCTGCTCCGGATCGAACTGCCCGG